CAAGGTATGCGTTTCTACGATGACTATACAATGGCTACTCAGGTTATGTCAGTCAATAACGGTTCTGATCCTTTAGGTGGAAATAACGTCTATGTTAATAACAGCTTACAGGCTGGATCATCATTAAGAGCACCAATCTTTTATGATAGTAATAACACAGGCTACTTTGTAAATCCAAATGCCACATCCGAAATGGTTACAATTCGTGCTGATAGGCTTGATATGCGTGACCGTGGAGACTTTATCACATTCTATGGTAATGATTCAGATAACCATTCAATTACATCGCGTGATAGTAGCGGAGGGATATCTGATGATTTGAGATTTAACTCGTATCACAACTTCTATTTTAACGCCGACTCAAATAATAATAACGGAAACGAAGCTGGTATATACCTCGGTCAACACGGTGCCGGTTCAGGCGCTATTACAAACACTTGGGTATTCCAAGCAAGAAATGACGGTGTAACGCAAGCATCAGGATCACTCCGAGCACCAATCTTTTATGATAGTAACAACACTGGTTATTATTGTGATCCATCAGACTTCTCTAACTTTAACACAGGTGTTCGTGCCAACGAATTCTATGCTCGTAATTGGTTCCGTAATGATAACTCTGGCGAAGGCCTTTATAACCAAGCCACAGGACAGCATTTTTATTCTGATGATGACGATTATTGGAACATCGGTGGCGGCTCAGCCGCAAACGGTATTAGGTTTAGAGATGAGTATGGTGGTACCACTCGTGGCTATGTGTATGCCAATAATGGCAACAACATTGGTTTCCTTAATAACGGTGGAAGTTGGAGATTTAGAATTGTTAGCGCTGACTACGGTCTGTTTGAAGGTTCATCGGCACGCGGCCAATTATGGTATGACTCAAATGATACCTTTGGTATGTTTAACGGCGGTTCAACAAACTCTACTCGTTTCCGTGGTGTAGACTACCAAACAATGTCTTACCTATCAATGCCTGGGCATACTCGTGATAGTGGTGAATACTATCGTGCTCGTATTCGTATTACAAGTAACTCCGACTATTGGACAGGCGCCATGGGTTGGGGCACCCAGGATATGACCACCGCTGTTGCTGACTGGGGTTCAGGATTTATTGACTCATGGTCAAACCCTGGTAACCAGCCTTCAGGTACATCTCACTGGGTTGGTGTTCAAGCATACCACTACTCAAACGGTAGCAACCGTTATGGTTGGCAAATGGTCGGTGGTCCGATTACAAACCTTCGGTTCCGCTCAACTTGGGGTAGTTCGTTTAGATCTTGGAGAACAATTCCTGTACTTGATGAAAACAGTACAAACGGCGGATCAATGTATGCAGGCCGTTATTACGACTCAAACGACAGTGCTTATTACGGAGACTTTGCATCAACTTCACGTTTCAACTCAATCCTAATTAACTTCCTTGAGTTTAATGACGGTTGGGATCTTTATGACGATGATGGCGACACGTTCAACATCCGTTCAAACAACGACGACCATGGTGAAATTTATTACCGTGATAGTAATGGCACGGCCTGTGGTAGACACTATTGGGATGATGATGGATCAATTTTCTCAATGTACCACGATAATGGTGAAGCAATTATCTATGCTGATGAAGATTATATTACCTACATTTATTATAACGGTACTTGGGAAGGTCGTACAAGATCTGGCTATTTTGAAGCACGCGGGTCATTCCGTGCTCCAATTTTCTATGACCAAAACGATACAACTTATTACACTGACCCAGCATCAACTTCACGTATGAATGGCATTAACGCCAACATTTATTCTATGAATGATGGTTGGGATATTTACGACGACGATAGTAACACTATGAGTATTCGTTCTAACAACGACGACAACGGTGAAATTTATTACCGTGACTCGAACGGTACTGCGTGTGGACGGCATTATTGGGATGATGATGGTTCTATTTTCTCAATGTACCATGACAATGGCGAAGCAATTATCTATGCTGACGAAGACTACATTACATATATTTACTACAATGGTACCTGGGAAGGCAGAACTCGTTCGTCATACTTTGAAGCTCGTAGTTCGTTCCGTGGACCGATATTCTATGACATAAACGATACAACTTATTACACTAATCCCGCCGGCACGTCATTAATGAATGGGATCAATTCTTATGGTGCTATTCAGTGTGATGAGAATATTACAGCATATGTTGATTTCTCAGATATCCGCTATAAAGAAGATATTGAAGTTATTGATAATGCTGTTGAAAAGGTAATGTCACTTGATGGTATCACTTATAAATATATCGACCGTGATGGCCGACATACCGGCGTTATCGCTCAACAAGTTGAAAAAGTTTTACCAGGTATTGTTTATGAGATTGACACGCTCGATCCAAATGATGCTGGCGGTGGTAAACGTAAAGCAGTTAACTATGGTAACATGGTTGGGCTACTTATTGAGTCAACAAAAGAGCAGCAGGAAACAATAAATAAACAACAAAAGCAAATAGATGAGCAGAAAAAAGCCATTGACAAATTGACAGAAATGGTTACAATGCTCATGAGCAATAAAGAATAAATATAACTACAATCACAGACGGAGATTTAAAAATGGCATTTACATATGAATGGTCGGTCGAAAGCCTTAAGGTAAAAGATGAGGTTAATATCGACGGCGAAACTAATACAAACGCTGTTGTTCAAACTTTTTGGAGAGTTAAAGGAACAGACGCAAACGGTGACGCAGGAGAGTTTGCAGGAGCAACACCTTTTACCGCGGCTAATGTACCAGCAGGAACATTTACAGCATTTGAAGATTTAACTGAAGCAACTGTTATCGGTTGGATCAAAGCAGTTGTTAATGGTTCACTATCTTATAAAGCACACATTGATGAGCAAATTCAATTGCAAATTGATAGAGAAAATGAAGAAGAAGTTAGTCCAAATGACTTGCCTTGGGCAACAGGTGAATCAGTAACGCCAGACCCTGAAGCCTTAGGATAAGGAAAGAACTAAATGGTATATGAATGGAAAGTCGTAAAACTTGGAACAAAAAATCAGGTTAATAGTAACGGCGACACTCTTGAAAATGCCGTTATTGAAGTTAAGTGGAAAAAGATCGGTACAGATTTAAGTGGTAATGTAGCAACATATTTGGGACGTACCACTTTGTCTGCCGTTGATACATCCGCTGACAGTTTTGTATCACTCGATTCCTTAACTGAAGAAACGGTTATCAATTGGGTGAAAGCAACGATAGACGAACCTCATGAGCAAATTATCAATCAAAAAATCCAACAAAAGATTGACAAATTGACTATGACACAAAGAAACCCTGTTTGGGGTTAATTAAATAATGTTTATATTATGGAGGCATAATGCACGATTTGCATATAGGTGGGCTGGCTACATACGCTCTTAAACGTGGCGGTGAAATACATCCTATTATTATTCCAAGAGAAGTACTAGGCGGCGAAGATACCGGCCTAATGAATCCTAGCATCTTTTTAGATGGTGATAGGATGTTTGTTAATGTTCGCCATATCAATTATATCCTATATCACAGTGAAGGTAAAAAGTTTCCACATCAGTGGGGACCATTAGTTTATATACATCCTGAAGATGATGTTAAACTAGGAACACACAACATTCTATGCGAATACGATAAAGATTTCAAACTGCTGTCGGCAGGTCGAGTAAACATGGTTTTAGATACTAAACCAACATGGAACTTTGTTGGCCTTGAGGATGCACGTTTATTTAAATGGGATGATAAAATGTACCTTTGCGGTGTTCGCCGTGATTGCTATGATGATAAAGGTACGGGACGTATGGAAATGTGCCACGTTGAACACGATGGTACTGAATGGAAAGAAATCAGTCGTCACCCAATTCCTGCACCAAATGGTGATAAATCATATTGTGAAAAGAATTGGATGCCTATTTTAGATATGCCTTGGCATTTTGTTAAATGGTCAAACCCAACTCAGGTTGTTAAATTTAACATTGAAGAAGGTACTTGTGAGGATGCTGTTCAGTTAAGTGAAGACCAACGTGCTAATTTACAAAAAGATTTGCGTGGCGGTTCTCAGGTTATTCGTATTGATGATAATAAGCAAATGGCATTTTGCCATGAAACAAATTTGCTTAAAGACTCTTTCTTTAGAAAAGATGGTAACTATGCACACCGTGTAGTTGTTTGGGATAATGATTGGAACATTATACACACATCAAAAGAATTTCATTTTATGGGTACTTATTATGACCATGCAAAAAGTCAGGAATTTAATATTGAGTTTGTAACCGGTGTTACATTTACCGAAACAGATATCTTAATCTCATTTGGTTTAAGTGATAACGCATCATATATTTTGAAAATGCCGAAGGGCGTATTCTTTGATTTTTTAACTAAGGTATAACTATGATTAATAATTTACTAAATGAAGTCGTTCTTGACTATGACAATCCTTGGAAATCATTTGCACTTGCAGAAGAATATTTTAAACTTGGCCAATTAGCTGCTGCCTTTACATTCTATTTAAGAGCTGCGGATTATTCACCTGGTGTTACAGAAGAAGAACGTATCATACAATATAAAAGTTTGATACGTGGTGCTGCGGTTTATGATGAAGCAGGTAGGAGATCTCAAACCGTTTGGGGATTACTTAAAAACGCAATTCAGGTTATGCCTGAAAGACCTGAAGCATATTACTTTCTTGCACAATTATCAATAACTCAAGACAATTATAGAGATGCACTTGTATGGAGTAGTATTGGCAAAAATACAAATGCAGAAGGTGATCTTGATATAGGGTTTCCAGGTATGTCGGCATTTGCGGCACAATACGCAATTGCTCGTTGGAAATCTGATGGTGTTGATAGTTCAAAACTATTGTTATTCAAAGCAAAGCATAGAGAAAGTTTGGACAAAGAATCGTTTCAGGATGTTTGTGAATGGATTAATAAAATAGGATATCCACATCGTATACCATACACCGATGAAGATAAAGACCTATACAAGTTTCCGTTTCCTGGATTTGAAAATATTAAACAAAACTATGCCCGACATATGCAAGACTTATTTGTATTATCAGTGACGGATGGTAAAGAAGGTGGATCATTTATTGAAATAGGTTCTGGGCATCCAACTGAATGTAATAATACCGCATTGCTTGAAAAAGAATTTGGGTGGAAGGGTATTAGTATTGANAACGATGAAAGAATGTGTTATATACATTCAAGAGAAAGAACGAGTCAGATTATCCGTAGTGATGCCTCCCAAATTAATTTTGACTTGTTGTTTAATCAATCTTGTATGGAACAATACATTGATTTTTTACGCATTAATTCTGAAGAAACNTCTCTTGATGTATTAACAAAAATACCATTTAACAAATATGAATTTGGGATTATCCAATTCCAACATAATTATTGTTGGTGGCAAAACGATTTTAAAGATAACTCACGGGATATACTTCATAAGATAGGATATAAACTGATGGTACAAGACCTTAGTGTTGATCCTATTAACGCTCATGAAGATTGGTGGGTACATCCGTCAATTTATAATAATAAAAGAAATATGATTTCTAATAAAACAAAAGTTAGTTTTGCGTGGGATTATTTTATGAAAGGTAATTGATATGAAAGTAGTTGTAGTAACTGGTGGATTTGATCCACTCCATTCNGGGCATATTGAATATTTTAAAGCCGCAAAAGAACTCGGTGATATTCTTATGGTTGGTTTAAATTCTGATGCATGGTTAACTCGTAAAAAAGGTAGACCGTTTATGCCTATGTCTGAACGCTCTGCTATTGTTAAAGAAATCAAATGTGTCGGTGGTGTATTTGAATTTGACGATACCGAAAATCATGCCTGTGAAGCTATTAGGCATATCAAAGATACATTTCCCAGAAACTCAAAAATCATATTTGCTAATGGTGGTGACCGTCAAAAAGGCACAACACCTGAGGTAGAATATGCACGTCAACTCAGAGACGAATGCGATATTAGTTTTGTATTTGGCGTTGGCGGTAATGATAAAAAGAACAGTTCGTCATGGTTGCTTGAAAACTGGGATAAACCTGAAACGCAAAGATTATGGGGTAAATACCGTAACCTGGATAACAACGGACACTGGAAAGTTAAAGAATTGTCTATTGATGTTAATGCGGCATTATCAGATCAGCGGCATTTTGTTCGCTCGGAACATTGGCATATTGTTGATGGTAAACTTGAAATGAATCTTGAGTTTCCCAACGGATACAAAACATCTAAGGTTTATTCAACTGGTGATAGCATTGACATTCCTGTAAAAACATGGCATTTGGCTAAAAACGTCGGTAAAACACCTGTAAAGGTGATTGAAGTATGGATGGGCGATACATTATCAGAAGATGATATTGAAAGACGTAACTAATTATAAATAGTTGGAACACAGTACAATTCTTATTTAAAGGGAGAAAGAAATGGCGTTTCAATTATCCGACGACGTTAGAAATGCGACACTTGCCGCAATAGAAACAACAACAGGCGTTAGTCCAATACTCACAATTTCAACAGGATCACCACCTACTAATTGTGCTTCAGCAAACACAGGTACCGTTCTTGCAACTATGACATTGCCTTCTGACTTTTTAGGTGCACCTTCAAGTGGTGTTGTAAACCTATTAGGTTCATGGCAAGATTTATCTGCTGACTCAACGGGTGTTGCAGGTTATTTCCGAGTACACAATTCTGGTGGCACATCATGCCATATGCAAGGATCAATCACAGTAACCTCAGGTGGCGGTGATATGGAACTCGATAACACAAGTATTGCTGTTGGACAGCAAATTTCTATTACTTCATTCACAATCACTGCGGGCGGTGCATAAGCCTGGAGGTGACGTTCCATGGCAACAGGGACCTCAAGTAATACACTAGATTTTTCCGTTGTTTCATACGGTGTAAGAGTACCAGCATCTGGTAATCTAGCATTTACTTTACCTTTTACCTTTTCATCAACAGCATTTAATCCAATTGCTGGTAGTGCTGATGTCGGAATATCATTTGGAGTATCAACATCATCTTCCGTAGCAACAGGCGCCTTTGATGGTGATGTACTCGTACCGTTTATTTTAGATGCAACAGCAATTGCACCAATCAAAGGTGCNTTGAACCAGACAATTACATTTACAACGGATACTGAAGTTGATGTACCAAACCGTGCTACTGTAAACACTACACTTGATTTCATAACAGATTTCCAAACAGGTGTATTAGTATCGGCCCGAGGTAAACCTAAAACATCATTTAGTGCAACAGGCACAGGTGAAGTACCTGTTAAAGGTATTTTTGATAAGGTATTTGAAATTGGCCTTTCATCAAGAATGGCGCAAGTATCAGAATTTGAAGGTGATACTGTTGTACCATTTTTACTCTCATCAGTTGCAATCAATGATTCAACAAGAGAATATAGCAGGACAGGATTAAATGGTCTTGCATTCCGTAATGGAAATGATGGACAGAATGAGTTAAACATATTAAATAGTTTGAATGGATTGCGAACAACAAAAAGCGGTGAAAACGGTGTAAGAATTGATGATAATAACTATACTGATTTAAGAACAGGAGTTAAAATTATCAGCCGTGATTATAGAAACGAAACACTCGTAAGACCATCACAAGGTCGTTTAGTAAAAAGCTACTAAAGACATTGAATAAATAAAAACAAAAGACTTGGAGAAAGTACAATGGCGGCTAGTTTTTACATTAAACAAAACGATACAGCTCCTTCTATTGAAGCCGTTTTAACCGACGCAACTGGAAGAGCACGATCCATGACAAATGCATCTGCTATAAAATTTCATATGACTTCCGAAGGTGGAACATCTATTGTCACAGACGGACTCGGTGCAGTTGTTAATGCATCAAAAGGAATAGTCAAATATGATTGGCAACCAGGTGATACTGCAAACACAGGTATTCACTCTGCCGAATTCCAAATTGATTATACAAACGGAACATCAGAAACATTTCCAAACACTGGCTACATTAAGATCATTGTAAGATCAGAGCTGGCATAAGGGGACAACCATGGCACAGCCAACAACAAGAGATGAATTTAAAGAACATATTTTAAGAAAGATTGGTGCGCCAGTTATTCAAATTAACGTGTCGGACGAACAAGTAGATGACCGTGTTGATGAAGCAATTTCATTTTGGAGAGATTACCATTACAACGGCAGTCAACTTGTATATCTAAAACATCAAATTACTGAAGCCGATAAAGCAAACGGTTATATTCAATTGCCGCAAAAATTGCTCGGTATTTCAAAAGTATTTGATTTTGATACAAGTATTGCCACCGGGTCTGGCATGTTTAATGTTCAATATCAATTCGTTTTAAATAACATCACCGAACTAACAAGTTACTCAATGCAGAACTATTATATGACTATGCAGCATATTGAATTTATGCAAGAGATCCTTGTTGGCAAACCTCTCATCCGTTATAACAAACACGTTAATAAACTTTATATTGACAATGATCCATCGAGATGGGTTGTAGGTACGTATATTATCGTTGAAGCATATGACGTTGTAGATGAAGATTTCTATGAAGACGTTTGGTCGGACCGTTGGCTGCAAAATTATGCCGCAGTTTTAGTAAGAGAACAATGGGGTTTAAACCTCACCAAGTTTAATAATATGCAGCTTGTTGGCGGTGTGTCTTTTAACGGTGAGCAAATTTTAGCGGAGGCGAGAGAAGATAAGTTAAGAATGGAAGAGGATGCTATACAAAGTCTTCAACCACTTACTTATAACTTCATTGGGTAACCATGGCAACAAATCTTTATTTTCAAAATTACGATAACACATATGAGCAAAATCTCGTAGATGACCTAGTTATTGAATCAATTCAAATCTATGGTCTTGACACTATCTATATCTCAAGNGCATTTCAAGCAAAAGATGAAATACTCAACGAAGACGATTTGTCAATCTTTAACGAAACCTATCAGATGGAAATGTATGTTAAGAACGTAGATGGATTTGAAGGTGAAGGTGACTTCCTATCAAGATTTGGTTTACAGATCAGAGACTCAATCACATTCACAGTAGCATTCCGAACATTTGAAAGATTTGCAACTCGTGAAAATCATTTAAAGACCAGACCACTCGAAGGTGACTGCATTTACTTCCCATTGAATGAAAAGATATTCAAAATTATGCACGTCGAGCACGAAAGCGTATTCTATCAAACTGGTGCGTTACAGGTATATGACCTTAGATGCGAATTGATGGAATATAGCGGTGAAAGATTTGAGACAGGTGTTGAAAACATTGATACGTTCTTTGCTGATATTGATCCTACTACACCAACAACACTTACGGCATTGGCAAACACCGATCCAATTGCACAGAACACATTCTTTGAAACAGAAGGTGACGATATCCTTGACTTCTCAGAGATTGATCCGTTTAGTGAAAACATAAGTATAGGCGATTAACATGGCAATAGCAAATCATTTTTACAACGGTCTTACAAGAAAATATGTAGCAATATTTGGTACCTTGTTTAATCAGTTATCAATCGAAA